ATGCCTGCCCCCGTCGTCCTGATCCTTGCGGCCGGGCGTGGAGAGCGCTTTCTCGCCTCCGGGGGAAATACCCATAAGTGTATCGGCTGGCGTCAGTCCCCGGAGGTTGCGCCTTATCGCTGGCCATTTGAAGAAAACGGGAGAACTTTCGACCTTGCGATTGAACCGCAGATTACGACTAATGATCTGCGTCTGATGTTGAGGCTGACTCTTGCCGGCGGAGGAATAACAATTGCCACTCAGGAAACTTTCAGGCCATATATTGAAAGCGGTAAGCTTGTATCGCTGCTTGATGACTTTCTTCCACAATTTCCGGGCTTCTATCTGTATTTCCCACAGCGTCGCAATATTGCACCAAAGCTCCGCGCCCTGATTGACTACGTCAAAGAATGGCGGCAGCAATTGGCTTAAATGTCTGCACCTGCACTGCCTGATGTCAGAACAGTATTTTGATGAATTGCCAAGGTTACAATGGCACAAATACGGCACAGGAGGAAACGTGGTGTATTTAAATATGGGGTAACTCTTTGATTTTAATGGTGCGATAATAGGAATGAACATTACAAGTTAACACATTGATTTATAATAGATTATAATATTCAAAAAATATAACTATACACATATCTATACACACTGCGTGCGTCGCTTGTTTTTCGCACAATTAAAAATAAGAAAAAAATTTTTTTTCGAAAGAACTGTTCACACTGTTCACCTTTCTTTTTTCTCCTTTTATTTCAGTATGATAGGTGGTGAATAATGGGTGAAGGGTGAACATTCGATTCTTCACCTCCGGCATTCTGCCGGTGTGACTCATACCGGTGATTAATCCCCCGTACTAAAAATCGCACAGGGAGAAAAAAGTTTTTTTTGATTTGATTGTTCACACTGTTCACCTTTCGTTTTTCTCTTTTAATTTCAGTGTGATAACGGGTGAATATACGGTGAAGGGTGAACAGTGGATTGTTCACCTTCGGGGGATTCAGGGATGAAAAAAGACCGGCAGATGCCGGTCAGATGAGTCATGAGGGTCAGGTTGTTGCAGGGTCGTCACATTTTGGCAGCCAGTCGCCGTAGCTTTCCTCTTTCAGCGTCAGGTTGGTCTGTATCCCCTGTTTGGTATGGCGCTTCTCGTAATTCAGCCCGTATTCCTTCAGCATCACCGGCAGCCCCAGCCCGAACATTTTCAGACTGAGTACATTCCGGTAGCCGTTTGCCTCCATGTAGGCCAGATAGGCGTGATAGAGGTATTTACGGTAGTTACGCGGGATGATACTGGCGTTCCCCATATACATGCCGCTGGTCTGCGGCAGGGTTTCCAGATAGCCGATAAAATCAAACGTCGGGTCGGCATCCCGTTTGATGTTCAGTGCCTCGTCTGAGTTCTGCTGGGACTGAAGCAGTGACCGGGCGAGCATCGGGTCGCTGAACTTCTGCATCAGGTGACGCACGATGACCGCCAGCTCGCGGGTGATTTTGTCCTTAAGCTGCGGGTCGCGCTCCTGCGGGGCTATCTGTTCCGGGAAGTGAATAATCACCCGCCGGCGTGACACGCCGCCGCTGCGGTCGGTGAAGCGCATCGGGTTATTGTTGACGGCCAGAATCACCGCCGGGATATGCGTGGAGTACGCATCCCGGTATTTCGGGTCAACGGACACCGCATCGCCGCCGGTGATGGCCTTGAGTCCGGCTCCGTCGCCGCTCCATTTTTCCTGGTCCGGCAGGCGTATCAGTGAGAAGCCAGTTAACGCGGCACGTTCACGCGGGGATTCCAGCGTCTCGATGGTGGCCGACGTGGCGTTATCCTCCCCGGCCAGCAGGGTGGCTATTTCGGCCATGATACTTTTGCCGCTGCCGCCGGGACCGGTCACCTCCAGAAAGAGCTGCCAGTCGTAGCGGTTTGCCAGCACCATAAACAGTGCGGCCAGAATCACGTCGCGTTTTTCCGCACGACCACCGGCGGCACGGTCAAGCCAGCGCCAGAACGCGGGAGCGTGGGTTTCCAGCGTTTCCCCTTCCACCGGCGGGGTGAAATCCACATCGCACAGGGTGCGCATCCAGTGTGACGGACTGTGCGGGTGGAACGAGCCGTTCTGCGTGTCGAGCACGCCGTTACGAAAGCCAATCAGGCGGCGGGAGGGGGCTTCCTGCTGCGGAATAATCAGCTTCAGGGTGTCCACCACGGAGGCCACCTTCCCGGAGGAGAACGGCGCGCGCAGCCGCTGAAACAGCCCGGCCACATCCCGGGCAAAGTCCTGTGGTGGCAGCACCTTCCAGACACCATTTTCATAGCGGGACAGAAGCTGGCCGTTGGCATCGACCGCGAGCGCCTCGCCGTAATGCTCATAGATACGCATGGCCTTTTCGCTGGTACTCATGGCGGAAAACTCCGCTTCGCTCATGGTGTCGAACGGGCTTTCAGCCGGTGGCCGGATGGCATCATAAATGGCCTTACGGGTGGCTTCCCCGCCGTACTGCGTGAAGGCATCATTCCAGTCACCGAAGACCGGCGGCAGGGCAACAACACCTTCACACGCATCTGCGGCTGCGGCGGCTTTTGTCTGGCCGTCACCGCTGAGGTCACGGTCAGCAGCAAGGACAATCTGACAGGCCGGATGCTTCTGCCGGGCAAGGCTGGCCAGAGAAAGGAGGTTCACGGAAGAAAGCGCCACCATCACCGTTTCACCGGTCAGGTGATGTACGGTAAGTGCGGTCGCGTATCCCTCCGCTATCCACAGACGTTTTCCGGCCTGATTCTGTCCTTCAAGGGTGTGACAGGTGCCCCTGACCTGTCCGCCTTTCAGGGTGCGCTTACGGCCGTCAGCACTGATTAACTGAAGGTTAACCAGTTCGCCGCTGTCGTCATACAGTGGCACCACAAGGTCACCGGCGCGCCAGCTCACGCCACCGGCTCTGTGTGTGCCGGTCAGCATCCGGCATTCCCGGCCGGGAAAGCCCTTGCGGGTCAGGTAGGCGTTACCGGTTCCGGGACGGGTTTTCGCCATCAGGGTTTGTGCCAGTGCGGCGGCGTTCTTCCGGGCGGCTTCTGTTTCAGCACCGGCGGCAGCCGTCACTGCCGGGTCAGCCGGGGGCAGACTGCCGGTCACGGCAGCCACCTTTGTGGCCGCGTCGGACGGGGAAACACCAAACACCTTTTCAACCAGTTTCAGGCCGTCACCGGCACCACACTGATTGCAGTACCAGGTGCCGCGCCCCTCCCTGTCATCAAAACGGAAGCGGTCACTCCCGCCACAGACCGGACAGGGCTGATGACGGTTTTTCAGCACCTGAATCCCCAGCGCCGGGAGAATACGCGGCCAGTGACCGAGCGCATGGCTGACGGTGGCGGTTACGTTCATTTTCATGGTGTTGTTCTCCTTCAGTGCAGTACCGGCGCTTTTATGTGACGGGCACAGAGTTCATCCATCACAACCAGCCCGAGAAAGGACAGCGACGGCGCGGCCTTCAGGGGGCCGGATTCCATTAAATCTTCCAGCAGGGCACAGGCTATCTGACGCCCTTTTTCCTCACCGTGCTGGCGCAGATAAAAGCCTTCCAGCTCAGCGGCGATGGCCGCCTCCAGTGATTCAAGGGTGAGATGCGGGTAGCGGTGCTGACGTTCGCACACGGTCAGCCAGGCACAGGCGACAGCACGACGGTAAAGGGCTGCGCGTAAGACGGGCGGTAAGGGTGTTTTCATTTGCTTTCCTCCCTGTGACAGATGACTGCATTCCGTGCCGGTTGCATTAACTGATAAGGCATATCTGCGTCTCCTGAAGACGTGCGTATCCCTGCGCGAATACGCACATTTAATTTTTCGGGGGTCGTTTTTTAATTACAGATAATTGCGGTAACTGTTATCCGGGGTGGTTTCCGGGTCAGGCTCCATGCGGGGAATTTCCCGCCATTCCCGCGCCACCGGTGCCGCCCGGCTGACCGGAACAGGGGCCTGCGGGTAAATATCCAGATATTTTTCCCGCCATTTCTGTAATTCCGGGTCTCCGGCCATTTCTTTCAGTACCGCATGCCGGTTTACGGGGCTGCGTTTAAACAGGTCAGGACGGTCACAGGTAAATTCCCGCAGAAAACGCCCCAGCGGGATGTCTGTGGTGCGCCCGTCAGCGAGGATACGCACAAGGATACTGAATTTACGGCGGTACGGGTTCCAGACAATGTCCGGGCAGCGGTACGGCATTTCCCACGGAATACCGTCTTCCAGAATGCCGACCACGGCCACATCGGGAAAACCGGCAGAACGGTAAATCTCACCGGGCTGGGGAAAATCAAACATGCGTCCTGTCTCCCCGGTCTTTCTGCTGGGCGAGAAAATCGCGGCACAGGCCTTTGGCTTTCAGCTCATTCAGCACAAAATCAATATCTTCATTCAGGTAGCTGAAAATATGCGGAATGTAGAGCTGATGCAGGCCGGAGAGTTCACGGTGAATCAAATCACCCCCAACAAACTGGGATACGGCGCTGGCGCGGTTGAGCTTATGGTAAGCCTCAATGCTGAGGTGTTCACGGGCGTCATGACGCGCTGAGACGGTCTGAGGGGCTTTTTTATTACGCACGGGACACCTCCACCACCGGCAGACGGGCAGCAAGGGAGAGCACATAGTCACGGACAAGGGAACGGCGGGCGCTGCGTTCATCACCGGCGACGGTGCGAAGCATACAGATACGGGGATGACGGTCTGCGCGACGGACAGCCGCAAACACAAAGACAAATTCAGGGTGTGAGGGGGTAAGGGTTGTAGCCATGATGGCAGCCTCCGTTAGATAGCAGGTTACGCTATCGCCGGAGTTCTCACGCTCAATGGCGATAGCCCAGACGGGGGTGAGAATACCGGCTCTAACGGATACCGGCCAGCCCGGAGGCTGCCCCGCCTGAGCTACCATTGACTCTGCGGCATAATGAGCGGACGCGGGCAGGATGCACGGAATGCCATCTGCACGACTGACCACACACCACACCATAATCTGGCGCTCTGTGGCGTTGATTGCGACACAAAAAAAGACGCATGGCGCGTCATATGTCGCCGTTAGATTGCTCGGGTTCTCACGCCCGGCTGCCGATTTTGCGGCAGCGGAAAAACTATATCCGCAAATGCCGGAAAAAGGCAAGCCAGAAAAAGGGACTTTTTGCAGAGCGGGCATCATCATGCGTCGTACCCCCGTTTGCGTCCGGCAATGCGCCCGGCCATCCATGCGGTGACTTCTGAGTGCAGCCAGGCCACATTTTTACCGCCAAGACTCACCTGCGGCGGAAATTCCCCCTTACGGATGAGTTCATAGATGGTCGAGCGTGACAGGCCGCACAGGTGCATCACTTCCGGCAGACGTAAAAAACGCTCCTGCGTGATGTCCGGCAGCGGCATCAGTGGCGTCACAGGGGCGGGAGACGGGGAAGAAAAAACAGCTTGCATCGGGCTACCTCGTTAATGTCCATACAGCACCGGATAAGTCCGTCCGGCTTCGGGTAGCGCTTTATTTTGTGAATATTTTCAGCAGACGCAACAGGGGGGATTTGTTCCGGCAGCCTTACAATGCTTGTGTGTTTTTTGTTCATCTCCACTTAAAGTCATTTAAAGCCACTTAAAGCAATTCGTAATTTTTATAGTGAAATACAAATCGTTTTTTCTTATTCATTCCCGGCGAATTAATAAAAACAAACAGTAATAAACAGCACAAAAAGCCCATCAACGGGTGAACAGTGGTGAACAGACGGTGAACAGTCATTACTGCGATTGTTCACCATTTAACTTACTGTATTACTTATCTTTTTTCTTATGGTGAACAGAGGTGAACAGTAAAATATAAAAAAACAAACAGTAAGCCGGTTTTTCCTGCGACCTTTTCCTGGCTTGCCGGTGTGAGGATGAGTCTCCTGTGTCAGGGCTGGCACATCTGCAATGCGTCGTGTTGTTGTCCGGTGTACGTCACAATTTTCTCAACCTGAAGTGACGAGGAGCCGAAAATGTCTGACAACACCATCCCTGAATATCTGCAATCCGCGCTGGCACAACTGGAAAAGGCCAGAGCCGCCCATCTTGAGAACGCCCGTCTGATGGATGAGACCGTCACGGCCATTGAACGGGCAGAGCAGGAAAAAAATGCGCTGGCGCAGGCCGACGGAAACGACGCTGACGACTGGCGCACGGCCTTTCGTGCAGCCGGTGGTGTCCTGAGCGACGAGCTGAAACAGCGCCACATTGAGCGCGTGGCACGCCGGGAGCTGGTACAGGAATATGACAATCTGGCCGTGGTGCTGAATTTTGAACGCGAACGCCTGAAAGGGGCGTGTGACAGCACGGCCACCGCCTACCGGAAGGCACATCATCACCTTCTGAGTCTGTATGCAGAGCATGAGCTGGAACACGCCCTGAATGAAACCTGTGAGGCGCTTGTCCGGGCAATGCATCTGAGCATTCTGGTACAGGAAAATCCGCTCGCCAACACCACCGGCCATCAGGGCTACGTCGCACCGGAAAAGGCTGTCATGCAGCAGGTGAAATCATCGCTGGAACAGAAAATTAAACAGATGCAAATCAGCCTCACCGGCGAGCCGGTTCTCCGGCTGACCGGACTGTCAGCGGCAACACTCCCGCACATGGATTATGAGGTGGCAGGCACACCGGCACAGCGCAAGGTGTGGCAGGACAAAATAGACCAGCAGGGTGCAGAGCTTAAGGCCAGAGGACTGCTGTCATGATTTACTGCCCGTCGTGTGGACATGTTGCTCACACTCGTCGCGCACATTTCATGGACGATGGCACCAAGATAATGATTGCACAGTGCCGGAATATTTATTGCTCTGCGACATTTGAAGCGAGTGAAAGCTTTTTCTCTGACAGTAAAGATTCAGGAATGGAATACATTTCAGGCAAACAGAGATACCGCGATTCACTGACTTCTGCCTCCGGCAGTATGAAACGCCCGAAAAGAATGCTTGTTACCGGATATTGTTGTCGGAGATGTAAAGGCCTTGCACTGTCAAGAACATCGCGGCGTCTGTCTCAGGAAGTCACCGAGCGTTTTTATGTGTGCACGGATCCGGGCTGTGGTCTGGTGTTTAAAACGCTTCAGACCATCAACCGTTTCATTGTCCGCCCGGTCACACCGGACGAACTGGCAGAAAGCCTGCATGAAAAACAGGAACTGCCGCCAGTACGGTTAAAAACACAATCATATTCGCTGCGTCTGGAATGAGGGCTGTCGGTTAACACCGGCCGTCGCCGCACACCGTATTTTTATTCTTCAGCATGATGAGAAAGAGATAACGATGGAAAGCACAGCCTTACAGCAGGCCTTTGACACCTGTCAGAATAACAAAGCAGCATGGCTGCAACGCAAAAATGAGCTGGCAGCGGCCGAACAGGAATACCTGCGGCTTCTGTCAGGAGAAGGCAGAAACGTCAGTCGCCTGGACGAATTACGCAATATTATCGAAGTCAGAAAATGGCAGGTGAATCAGGCCGCCGGTCGTTATATTCGTTCGCATGAAGCCGTTCAGCACATCAGCATCCGCGACCGGCTGAATGATTTTATGCAGCAGCACGGCACAGCACTGGCGGCGGCACTGGCACCGGAGCTGATGGGCTACAGTGAGCTGACGGTCATTGCCCGAAACTGTGCCATTCAGCGTGCCACAGATGCCCTGCGTGAAGCCCTTCTGTCCTGGCTTGCGAAGGGGGAAAAAATTAATTATTCCGCACAGGATAGCGACATTTTAACGACCATCGGATTCAGGCCTGACGCGGCTTCGGTGGATGACAGCCGTGAAAAATTCACCCCTGCGCAGAACATGATTTTTTCGCGTAAAAGTGCGCAACTGGCATCACGTCAGTCTGTGTAAAATTCCCCGAAAATCCGCCTGTTTTTACTGAAAAAAGCCATGCATCGATAAGGTGCATGGCTTTGCATGCGTTTCCCTGCCTCATTTTCTGCAGACCGCGCCATTCCCGGCGCAGCCTGAGCGTGTCAGTACAACTGCATTAAAACCGCCCCACAAAGCGGGCGGGCGTGGCGGGGAGAGCATTGCGCGCCAAGTAATTTTTAATTTATTTTTTTATAAAGGCCATCTAACCCAGGTTTCAAAAGAAATTGAGATGGAGCCCCGTTCTTAAGATCACCTGAACCATTATACCGTTTCGTAGAATGCATTAGCATAATGCCTTTTCTTGCTCGTGTAATTCCTACGTAATGAAGATTTATGCATTGCTGTTCATTTTCGAATACAACATCATAGCTTCCTTCTATGAAAACTCTTTTAGGCAAAATCCAATCATACAGATCCAAATGAAAAACAAAGTCAAACTCAAGACCTTTAGACTTATGTAACGTCATTATTTGTACTTCATCACTTCTAACATCCAAATAATTATTTTGCATCCTCGGAGTAACTAATATCTCTGAAAGAGCGGACTTATGATGCTGCTCGATTTCAGTCCCTAAAAGAGTTACTACAATTTTATTTATTACGTCAATAAGAAAGGCATCTGTAACACTTCTAACCTGCTTAATAGCCTTACGGATACGAGTAGCCTCGCTCCTTTTGACACTGCTTCCCAAAACCCCCTCCAAAATAGACTGAGCAGTTTTATTTAAGTTATACCTGTAACATAATAAATCATTAACAAGACCAGAAACCTTACCACCAGCCTTTGTTAAATCATTATCCAAATAAGCCCTATTAGAAACAACTAAATTATCAGAAACTAGCTCCGCGCAAGCATTGCTTCTTACCAATATAGCAATCTCCTTATTATCAGATATTGAAAATTTATTTTTTACATTATCAAGAATTTCACCAATCCATTTAGCTATATCAATTTGATTGCCATCAACACATTTTCTATAAACAAAAATCTCATCACACGGAGCTAGTTGACATTCAAAATCTTTAATTCTATTGGCGTAATTTACTATAGATGGGTGACATCTGTGATTTACTGTAATTTCCTTATGACAGAAACCACTATCATTCATGAAATCTTTTAGTGAATCCGAACTGCGGTGAGAATACAAATAAATTGATTGATCCAAATCACCAACGATAATAAGAGGCATCCCTAGCGTTGGTATGAACTTGAAAACCTGATGAGTAAAATAACCGGTATCCTGATACTCATCGACAAAAAAACCAATATACTTTGCCATTAAATACCGCTGACAAGAATATGATGTTCTAACTATATAAAAAGCCAAGTGAGGAAGGAAGTCTAAAATCAACATCCCCTTTAAATAAATATCCCTCAGAGAACCCATGCCCTCAAATGAAGTATTAGAATAAAAATCCACTCGGTCAAAGTACTTATTTGTCTTATCTTTTAATTCTTGAGAAAGATCTATATACTTTACTACTTCGAGAGCGCTTTCGTTTCTGCCCCATACTTGCCTTACAAAAGGTAATATTATTTCGTTAATGAAAAACTTATCAATAGTACCAAAGAAGCTAGAATTTAACTCTGCTCCCAATTTTCTACATCTGGATTTTAGCTCCTCGCTGGATTTATTCGTATATGATAACGCAACAACTCCCTGATAATCCTTGGAATGGGATAAACAGGCAGCAATCTTATGGACGAGTATTGTTGTTTTACCACTTCCTGGGCATGCAGTTATAACCAGATTACCTTCGTAATCAATTGCATCTAACTGTTCCTTAGTTAGCTTCATAATTCACCTCTAGCAATTTTCAGTGCATGTATTAGAGGTCTGGCTATATCTTTGCTCTTCAGTTCAGTTAAAAAAGCTTTTTTCTCTTTAATTAACTCACGCATACGTATAGCTTTTTTTCCTCTCAAATAATCAGCGGCATCATCTAGATTATCCTTACTTGCATAATCAAGAACATGCTTCGAAAAGTCATTAGCAAGATCTCCTTCAAGATCAAAAAAAGATATATAAACGCCGTTAGGATTTATTATTGGTGAAATGGTTCCCCACTTAGTATGCAAAGCTTTACTATCTATAGGAATACTTGAGTTTGGTTCTTTATTCTCTCCACACAGTGCTAACGCCCTATTTACACCAGCATATTGCCATTCATTCTTATGAGGTACTTTTGAAGCATCATTGTCTGTTCTTACGATCCAATTAATATTTAGAGCTGTTAATATTTTTCTATAAACTTCAAATTGGATACCATCAACAGAAAGAATGCTGATGTTATAATAATCAAGATCAATACTTAATGCTTTTGCTAATTCAGTGTAAAAAATCACCTCAGATGGTCCCTCGACCAAAAAAACCACGTTAGCAAAAAATGCCTCAGCAGGAATAATACTCATCCGGTAGCCCATTCCATCCCATGCAGAGCTAATACAATCAGAACATCCATTACTTGCGGCTAGAGTCTCTCCATCATCATAGTATAGTTTTATGATTGAATCAGGTTTAAAATTCACTGCAATTTGGGGTGAGTGGCTTGTAACGATTGCTTGGCCTGGAAGTTTATCGATTAAATAGGCCGCCAATTTTCTTTGCTGGTGAGGAAATAGATGTGCTTCCGGTTCCTCTATACAATAGATCACTACTTCACTTTCAACATCATGCTCGCGAACACTTTTTGCTTTCCATAACGCAAGAAGGATTTGGTTATTAAACCCATCGCCACCAAGCATTAGTTTCTTCCCATTTGTATTCGCACTTAATTCTAATTTCTCTATAAACTGGTCAATCCCTATTGCACCAGTATCAAGTTGAACAGTTAATCTATCATGAGTATAGGATAACTTTCTAAGTTCCTCGTTAAGCTCTTCTGTTGCTGATGCAACATAACTTATTCCTTTAACTTTTTCATTTACTTCAGTAAGTAGCTTATTTAATTCAGTAAAAACCGCCCCATCATTTTCAGTATCCTTTTCACTACGAACTTCTTGCGCCAATCTTAAAAGATGCTTCTTTTCAATTTTAATGTATTTTTCAAGATCTCTTTGCGAATTTATATACCTTAGACTTAAACACTTTAAGTAAAATCTATTAGGAACCTCATCAAAATTGTTATGTTCATGACTAAGTAATATCTTGTAATCCATAGTTAATGATGAAGCAAGATACTTAATGTATGTTTCCCCTTCATCGCTAACATACCCTCCTAATTTAGATATTACAGCATCTTCACTAACATCTGTAAACTTGATAGTGATTTCTATATTTTCAACCTGTTCACCTGTCGAATTTACATGAAAGTCATTGCTTTTTGGTTCTAGATCTAATTCAGATAAACTTTTATCAAGTAATAATCGAATGGCATATAATAGGTTGGTCTTTCCAACATCATTTGCACCTATAATCAAATTAGTTTCATTAAAATTAATAACAGCATCACAGTAATTCCTGAATCCTTTAATATAAACAGTTTCAATTCTCATTTACATTTTCCTTAAAAATAACGTTGAAGAGAAAAAGTTCAACATTTTCCTTCTTTCTTCAATGAATGTTGCATGATTATATGTACCGCGAATTCTATTACTATCAACGTGAGCGAGCTGTAATTCAATATATTGAGAATTAAAGCCAGCATCATGTAAAATAGTTGACATCATATGCCTAAATCCATGACCTGTAAGCCTGCCACCGTATCCAAGTCGCTTTATAAGCTGATTGATAGCGGCCTCACTCATTGGCTTACTCGGATCATTTCGCCCAGGAAAAACATAACGATAGTTGCCTGTCATTGTCTTGAGTTCATTGAGTAAATCTAACGCCTGAGTAGACAATGGCACAAGATGCGGCCTGCGCATTTTCATCCTTTCAGCAGGAATTTCCCAAATAGCGTTATCCAGATCAAATTCTTGCCATAATGCCGCGCGTAATTCGATGGTTCTCACGCCCGTAATCATCAGTAATTTCGTTGCTATCTGGACAATTTTACTCCCGGTGTAACTCTCTAAGGCACGCAGAAATTCGGGTATCTCATCAGCTTTTAAGAACGGGAAATGATTGGATTGATGCACTTCGAGAGCGCTGGAGAGATCCGCAGCAGGATTGTACTCCGCCCTACCTGTTGCAATTGCGTAGCGAAACACCTCGGAGCAACGCTGCCGCACTTTACGCATTTTCTCCAACGCACCACGTTTCTCAATTTTACGCAGTACGTTCAGCAGCTCTAGCGGTTTAATCTCTCCCACAGGCCTTGTTCCAACATAAGGAAAAATGTCGTTCTTAAACGCTTCCATGATGTCTGATGCGTATCCAGCTGACCATTTAGCAGATTTAAGTTGATGCCACTCTCTGGCGATCTTTTCGAAGGCGTTCTCTGACTCTGTTTGCAGAGCCAGCTTTTGCTCTTTTCGAACCTCACTAGGGTTCTTTCCTTCTGCCACAAGTTTTCGAGCTTCATCACGACGGGAACGAGCATCGGCAAGGGTGATCGTTGGGTAAACGCCAAGCGAGATCATCTTGGGTTTACCGGCGTAGCGATAGCGGAACCGCCAGCTCTTGCTTCCATTAGGTTCTATAAGCAATGACAAGCCTTGCCCATCCCCAAGCGTATAGGGTTTATCTTCAGGCTTAGCGCGGCGAATCTGCATATCGTTTAAAGGCAT